GATCTTCCAGAGATCAAAGATAGCTACAAGAAGGCTGTTACTTCTGTTCTTTTAGAGAACCAAGAACGTTCATTGCGTGAAGAGCGTAATGCATTGTTCGAGGCAGCTCCAGGCAACAATATCAGCGCAACTGGCGGTATTGACAAGTATGACCCAATCATGATTGGTTTAGTTCGCCGTGCAATGCCTAACTTAATGGCATATGACATTTGCGGTGTTCAGCCAATGACTGGTCCAACAGGCTTAATCTTTGCAATGAGATCTATGTATAGCGGCGAGCGTGCTAATACTACAACACGTGTAGAAGCATTGTTCAACGAAGCAAATACATCGTTCTCTGGTAACGCAGTTAGCACAACAGGTAATAACCCAGTTTCTGGTGCTTATACAACTGGTGCAGGTACAACGACAGCAGCGGCTGAAGCTCAAGGTACATCCGGCGGCCAAGCATTTAACGAAATGTCTTTCAGCATTGACAAGACTACAGTTACTGCTAAGTCACGTGCGTTAAAAGCAGAATACACCGTTGAATTAGCACAAGATTTGAAAGCAATTCATGGTCTTGACGCTGAAGCAGAATTGTCAAACATTCTATCCCAAGAATTCATGTTTGAAATTAACCGCGAAGTTGTTCGTACAATCTATGGTGTAGCTAAGCCAGGTTCTCCTGCAACAGCGACCGCAGGTACATTTGACTTAGACGTTGATTCTAACGGACGTTGGTCTGTAGAGCGTTTCAAAGGTCTATTGTTCAACATTGAACGTGATGCTAACCACATTGCACAAGACACACGTCGTGGCAAAGGTAACTTCATCGTTTGCTCTGCAGACGTTGCAAGCGCATTAGCTATGTCCGGTGTTCTAGACTACGCTCCAGCATTGAGCACAGGTCTAAATGTTGACGATACAGGCAATACATTCGCTGGTGTTCTAAATGGACGTTACAGAGTTTACATTGATCCGTATTCATCAAATCTAGGCGCAGCAAGCCAATTCTACATGGTTGGTTATAAGGGTTCTTCTCCTTATGATGCAGGTATGTTCTATTGCCCATATGTTCCTCTACAAATGGTTCGCGCAGTTGATCCTAACAGCTTCCAGCCAAAGATTGGCTTTAAGACACGTTACGGTCTAATTGCTAACCCATATGTTGTTAACTCAGCAGGCGCAAATGACGCAGATAGCTTTACAGCTAACCGTAATCAATACTATCGTCGTACGCAAGTATTGAATTTAATGTAATCAAAAATTACATTGATAAAGCCGGCATTAAGACCGGCGTATATCTACAGTCTACAGGCTGTTCTTTAAAAGGGGGGATTTTTCCCCCTTTTCTGCCTTATAAATATAAGTATCAGTAGAAGGTGTTTTAAAATGTTTACTTCAAATATAAGTGTGCTTCAGCAAAATTATGCAAATAATTTGCCAACAACTCACGACTATCTAAGGCCAAACGCTTTCAGATTTTCTGTAAAGGATATACCAAATGTATCGTTTACTTGTCAATCTGCAAATTTACCTCAATTGGCTTTAGGGTTTGCATCTCAACCCTCGCCCTTTACCGATATTCCTCGCATTGGAGACAAGCTGCAATTTGGAGATCTTAGTATTAGATTTTTAATCGCAGAAGATATGTCAAACTATATGGAAATATATAAATGGTTAGTTGCATTGGGGTTTCCAAAAGATTATACCCAATTCGGCGCATTTACTGCGAATAAGCCAAGTGCATTTCCATTTAAAGTAACTTCTAAAGGAATTACTGAAGTTTTGGCATACTCGGATGCAACTTTGTGCATTTTAGACTCGACAAATACGCCTAAAGTAAATATAATGTTTAAAGACATATTCCCTGTGTCCTTGGAAGCTTTAGACTTTGATATTGCATCTGCAAGCGTTGAATATTTTACCGCAATTGCCTCATTTAAATATACCTTGTTTGAGGTGGAGAAACTTTAATTAATAATATGGAGATAGTATGGCTAAAAACAACCCTTTGAAAAACATTCCGAAAGTACCGGTGCCAAAATTTAATAAACCTGCCGCACCAGCAGAAAACCAACAAAGTCAACTTCAAATAAACATTGAAGATCTTCGCAAAGAACGACTTTTTATTGCAACCCCTTGTTATGGTGGTATGCTAACAGAAGCGTATTTCCGTTCAATGGTTCGCACATTGACATTTTTCAACCAACATCAAATTCCAGTTGCATTTGGAACAATTGCAAATGAGTCTCTTGTTACTCGTGCTCGAAATGTTTTAGTTGCATATTTTTTGCAAAGCAACTATACTCGTCTATTGTTTATTGATGCTGACATTGAATTTCAAGTTGAAGATGTCTTGAAACTTATTGCACACAATAAAGAAGTATGCGTTGGTGCATATCCTAAGAAGGGTGTTAACTGGCAACGTATCCGTGATGCGGTTTTGTCTAATGGACAGGCCCCTATGGACGATAGAATGATCGCAGCTTCAGGAAGTGATTATGCTATTAACTTTAAATTTGTTAATGCAGATATGAAGCAAATTGCTATTGAAAGTGGCGTTATCAAATTGCATGACGGCGCTACAGGATTTATGATGATTAAGCGCGAAGCAATTGACAAGATGATTGCAGCATATCCGGAACTCAAATATAACAACGATTTGAATACTCCTCCAGATTTGCAAGACTTTTTCTATGCATTCTTTGACACAATGATTGATCCTAAAGATCGTCGTTATTTGTCTGAGGATTATACCTTTAGTCGTCGTTGGCAAGGTATTGGCGGTGATATTTGGCTTGATCCGTCAATCTCGCTAAACCACTTCGGTTCTTTCAACTTCCAAGGTAATCCTAATCAAATTATCAAAATTGGTTAATCCATGAAATTGTCTGACCTACAGTCATCGTGGGCAGATGATTGCAAGATTAATGAAACTAATCTAGGGCAAGAATCTGCTCGCACTCCTTTATTACATTCAAAGTATTTGAATTTTTTATCATCTACTCGTCTTAATTTACGAAAAGCCGAGTCTGACTATTTAAACCTCCGACGTAAGAAATATAAGTATTACAGAGGAGAAATGACACAAGCCGAATTAGCTGCAGAAGAATGGGAACAATGGCAGGGAAACAAACCATTAAAAAATGAAATGGATGAGTTCCTGCAGGTAGATAACGATCTTATTTTATTAGAAGATAAGGTTGAATATTTTAAAATTGTTCAGTACCAATTGGAGCAAATTATTCGGTCATTGAATAGTAGAACATGGGATATTAAGAACTGTTTAGAATGGACAAAATTCACTAACGGTATGATGTAATGGCCGATATAAAAATAAGAAAAAAGAATGAAGTATATTTGAATATTGATGCTGAGCCTTCAATTGCTCAGGAATTAAATAATCATTTTTCCTTCGAAGTACCTGGTGCAAAATTTCACCCTTTGTATAGATCAAAGATGTGGGATGGCCGTGTCAGGCTTTTTTCTATGTTTACTAAAGAGCTTTATGTTGGCTTAAAAGAGTATGTTGAACATTTTGCAAAAGAAAGAGAATACACTGTAGATTTATCTGAGTATGAAAAAACTGCAGATGAATGTACTTTTGAATCTGTAAAAGAATTTTGTGAAAAGTTAAACATTGGCTCAAAAGGCGAACCGATTCCAATTAGAGAATATCAAATAGAAGCGGTACATAAAGCAATTAGCGACGGTAGAAGGTTATTACTTTCTCCCACCGGATCTGGAAAATCTTTAATAATTTATTGTATAATTCGTTGGCACTATGAATTTGACAGAAGGCAATTAATTATTGTACCTACAACATCTTTGGTAGAACAGATGTTTTCAGATTTTCGAGATTATTCTTGTTTAAATGGATGGGATGCAGCATCCCATTGCCATCGCATTTATGGCGGGCATGAAAAATCTACAGATTGTAATGTTGTTATTAGTACCTGGCAATCTATCTATAAATTACCAAAACAATTTTTTGAAAAATTCCAAGTTGTTTATGGAGACGAAGCTCATCAATTTAAAGCAAAATCTTTAACTGGAATTTTAAATAAATGCCCAGACGCTCCTTATAGAGTAGGGACTACTGGTACATTGGATGGTACACAAACGCATAAGTTAGTTCTTGAAGGTATCTTTGGTCCTGTTTATAAAGTCACAACAACTAAGAAACTTATTACAAGCAAAACATTATCTGATTTAAAAATCTATAATTTGATATTAGATTATCCGGATGAAATTAAAAAAGCTATGAAGGGTAAAACGTATCAAGAAGAAATGGATTTTCTTGTTCAATACGAACCAAGAAACAAATTTATTAGAAATTTGACTCTTAAACAAGAAGGTAACAGTCTTGTATTATTTCAGTATGTAGAAAAACATGGCAAAAATCTATATGAAATGATTAATGCCAAAGCAGAAAATAGAAAAGTATTTTTTGTTTATGGGGGAACAGATACGGAGCAAAGAGAAAAAATTCGAGCATTGACAGAACTCGAAAATAATGCTATAATAGTGGCTTCATATGGAACATTCTCTACCGGGATTAACATTAAGAATTTGCATAATATTGTATTTGCATCTCCTTCTAAATCTCGGATAAGAAATTTGCAATCTATTGGACGTGGTTTGAGAACAACCAAAGACAAAGACAGTTGCAATCTATATGATATAGGCGATGATTTAACCTGGAAATCTAAAAAGAACTTTACGTTACTTCATATGATTGAACGGATAAAAATTTACAATGATGAACATTTTGACTACAAACTTATAAAAGTTCAATTACAATGATCCTAAGTTATAAAATATTGAAGTTAAATAGTGGTGAAGATATAGTATGTAAAACGGATGAAGTAATAGATTTAAAAAATACCTTTAGTCTTTTTATAAAAGATCCTTTGGTATTAAATCAAATTAGATCAAATGTTGGAAGAGCTGTAATTGAATCGTATACACTTGCTCCTTGGTTTGCATTAACCAAAGAAGAATTTTATGAGGTTCCTGTTCGAAATATTATATCATACGCAAAAGCCAACGAAGAACTTACAGAAAATTATATTAAATATCTTGATGCCCGTAAAGAAGCAGAAGAAAACGCAATTGATGTAACAGATGAAATAAGAGACTCAATTTTAGAAGAAGAAAATGATGAAAGACACGACTATGGGAATAATAGAATCAGACGAAGGAAAACTTTCCATTAAGGAAAAGAAACCTTCGGTTACTGCACATTATGTAAATAATAAAGAGTTTTTAGAAGCCTTAATAGCATATAAAGAACAAGTCGATGCTGCTAAAGAACGAGGAGAAGAAACCCCCGTTGTTACTAGATATATTGGCGAATGTTTTATAAAGATTGCTACACACCTTTCATACAAATCTAATTTTATTAATTATACTTTTAAAGATGATATGATTTCGGACGGGATTGAAAATTGTTTAACTGCAGTACAAAAATTTGACCCAAGTAAATCTTCAAATCCATTTGCATATTATACTCAGATTATTTACTTTGCCTTTATTCGCAGAATTCAAAAGGAAAAGAAACAACAGGCCACTAAGTATAAGATGATTGAGAATATGGATATTGATTCCTTGATCTTGCAAGATCATGATAACGGTGAATTTAGTCACCAATTTTTGGATTACTTAAAACGGCAAATGGACAATATTGATATTGAAAAACGCAACATAAATATCCCTAAAAAGGTTAAAAAAGTTGAAATAGATTCAGACAATCCTCTTGACATGGATGACTAATTTACTATATAATAAGTGTTAATTAAATTATTGGAGTCTTGATGGCAAAGCTTAAAGTTGCAGAATTGTTTTATAGTATACAAGGTGAAGGCCGCTACATGGGCGTACCTAGTGTTTTTCTTCGTACATTTGGTTGTAACTTCACTTGTAGTGGATTTGGAATGCCAAAAGGGGAATTTAGCAATGAAGTTGATTATATCGCGGCTGACGTACGTAAGTTTCTTTCCTATAAAGATTTGCCTCTTGTTAGTACAGGGTGCGATTCTTACGCTAGCTGGGATCCTCGTTTTAAGCATCTTAGCCCTGTACTTGATACTGATAACATTGCCGATACAATTATGGATATACTTCCGTACAAGAAATGGGAAGACGAACATCTTGTAATAACGGGCGGCGAACCATTACTTGGTTGGCAACGATCGTATCCAGATCTTCTAGATAATGAAAAAATGAAATCTTTAAAAGAGATTACGTTTGAAACAAATGGTACACAGGCATTGTCATCTGAATTCAGACAATTTCTTCTTAATTGGTCTCTTGGTCGTAAAGACAGAGGATATAATGCACTAACATTTTCTGTTAGTCCAAAATTAAGTGTCAGCGGCGAAAAATGGGAAGAAGCAATTTGCCCCGACATTGTATCAGCATATCAAGACGTTGGATACACTTATCTTAAGTTTGTAGTTGCAACTGAAGAAGATGCTGAAGAAGCAATGGAAGCAATTGAACTATATAAATCTGCAGGGTTTAAAGGTCCTGTTTATTTGATGCCGGTAGGCGGTGTCGAAAGCGTTTATGCTATGAACAATCGAAAGGTTGCAGAAATGGCAATGAAGAATGGTCTTCGATATAGCGATCGTTTACAAGTACCACTTTTTAAGAATGAGTGGGGAACATAAATAATAATGTTACACAAAGGTAACAAAATTTTCAATCATCATATCCGTGTAAGGAAGGATTCAAATGTCATATAACAAGACAAAAACAGACCCAGAATTGGGGCAAAAAGTTCATCAGCATTTAGTTGCAATGGGAGTCGAGACTCCTACCCGATTAGATCCTAATACTCGATTAGATCTTGATCGCAAAACAAAGATTGAAGTAATTGAGTCTCACTTTTCAGAAATTATGCGAGTGCTGGGCCTTGATTTAGAAGATGATAGTTTATGTGATACTCCAAAACGTGTTGCCCGAATGTATGTCAATGAAATCTTTTGGGGACTTGATTATGACGCATTCCCTAAATGTACCACAGTTGATAACAAGATGAAATATAATGAAATGGTCGTTGAGCGCAATGTTAATGTCCAAAGTAATTGTGAACATCATTTTGTAGTTATTGATGGATTGGCAACTGTTGCTTATGTCCCAAAAGATAAAGTTCTTGGATTGAGTAAAATCAATCGTATCGTAGAATACTTTAGCAAGCGTCCTCAGATTCAAGAACGCTTGACAGAACAAATTTACCATGCCCTGCAATTTATCTTGGAAACAGATAATGTTGCAGTTATGCTTGATGCTCAGCATTACTGTGTTAAGAGCCGAGGCGTAGAAGATACTGGTAGCTCTACAGTTACAAGTAAATTAGGTGGCGGATTTAAAACTGATCCTGCACTACGAAATGAATTCTTAAGCATCGCCCGTTCAAAATGACTATAAACGTAATGGTTGATTTGGAGACAATGTCAACAAGATCAAATGCGGCAATTTGTTCCATTGGTGCAGTAAAATTTGAAGGGGATAAAATACTGGATACGTTTTACTGCACTATTGATATAAAGTCATGCAAAGAAGCAGGCCTGCATATTGCCAAGGATACTGTTGAATGGTGGTCAAAGCAAAACAAAGAAGCATTCCGAGAGTTAACAAAAAACAACATCTCACTACAAGAAGCACTAGACAAATTCGAAATTTGGTTTGGTCCAAAGAGTCTTCCTTTGTGGGGCAATGGTGCAGTATTTGATAATACTATTCTTGGAAATGCTTATTTCAATACAGGCAGAAAACCACCATGGCATCCATGGGACGATCGTTGCTACAGAACTGTAAAGGCATTATTCAAATGGATTCCTGCTGATGAACGGCAAGGAACATATCACAATGCATTGGATGACGCAATGCATCAAACAAAACACTTAATTAAAATCTTGGGTAATTGATATGAATATTTACAACAGGAGAATTGCTTTTTGTATTAGCGATCAGCATTTAATTCCATATGGTGGCATCGGACAATTTGCAAAATCCTTTGTAGAGACTTGTTCTGTTATTGGAATAAAAATTGATATTATATTGGATAAACCGGCATCCAATAAAGACTTTAGTGCATATCTTCAATCTAAAGGTGCTAATGTTATTGCACCTAAAGAGCCACTTAGTTATAGTAAACACGCCAAAACTTTTATGTTTGAGGATTCATATAACTTTGAAAAAATGATTAATTTTAGAGAATGTTTTATGACTGCTCTAAATGACAATCTATACGATGTAGTTATTTGTAACACCGTGGAATCATTTCCCGCAATCTATTCCCTATCTATTCAAGATTCAGTACAAGTCATATATTATACGCATCACGAGAATTTGGTCTTTATGGAAGACAGTCCTCAAAAAAGCAAATTCTCAGATTCTTTCAATGAATTTTTTATTAAGTTGATGGATGTAAACGGCATTTATATTGGCACACAAACACGTAGAAATGTTGATGAGATTAAATTGTCAGGTAAAGACGCATACTATACACCTATACAAATGACGGAAAAAGAATTGCTGTCTCCTCATACTAAATCTAGAGAAGGTGTATTATGGATTGGTCGCTGGGAGCCAAGGAAGAATCCTGAGGAATTTGTTCGTATGATTGCAGAAACAAAATTGCCTGCAAAAATTATTACAAATGATACTGGTGCGAAAAAATTTGAAGCAGCGTTAAAGGAAATTAATGCTAAATTTGAAATTCGCTCAGAGATATATGGACAGGAAAAAGTTGATTTTATAACATCTGCTAGAGTTGCTTATAATCCCGCAATACGAGAAAGTTTTGGCTTAGCATTCTATGAATGTATTGGACATATGCCAACAGTTGCACTTAAAGGAATGTCTTGGTTAGAAAACTTTAATGGTACAGATTTTTTTAGCGTAGATAAAAAAGATGTTAGTAGTACAATACTTAAATTGTATGAACAATACAAAAGCCCGTTTGATTGGTACAATACTGGCGCATTAGAACGCGTAGTGACCATGGACTTAAATGGTGTTGGAGAATGGTTTAATGTATTTGATTTGTTCAAACCAACAAAGTCTAATTCTAGCAAAGCAAAAATTAACGAATACGAAACGGTTCAGTACAAAAAGTATATAACTGATCTAAATAGAAAAGATTTATCTATTGATGATGTCCGTTCTGTATTGACAAACAAGCACAAGTATAATATAATCTATACAGACAATCACACTTATCTATCAAAAGATAAAAATTTTGTTCCCAATGAACAAAATACCTCAAGCACTTTAGAAAGTTTATTCGAATGAGCAGACAGATGGAATATGTAATTTCTGGACCGGCGTACTTACGTCTTGGTGCAGAACAATGTAATGATCCTGCAGTATTGCAGATGATCAATGACCTTATTGGTAAGACTGTTCATAATATGAATAATCATCAGTTCTCATTATTGTATAACGGGTTTACTGAAAAACAATTTGGAAAACGTCTACAAAAATTTAGACCCGCGATTAAAAATATACATGCCGACTCTGGCGGTCTGCAAATTATTACACGTGGCATTCCTAATTCGCCAGAAGTTCGTAATAGCGTTTATGAGAATCAAGCATCCCATGCAGACATTGGAATGTCCTTTGATGAGATCCCAGTAATAATTACTAATGCAAGTGGCAAGTCTGCAAAGCTTGATACTAAGGGTAGATATTTTGACCGAGATAATTTTGCTAGTTATGCCAAGCAAACGGGACAAAATATTAAATCTCAGATTGAAAAGTTTATTGAAATGAAAAGTGATTGTCGACCTTTCGCAATCATTCAAGGTGCTTGTCATGAGACTTATGCTGAGTGGGCAAATATTTTACTTGAAGAAATCACTGCACCATATCATGATCGTATCGGCGGTGTGTCAATGGCATCTGCTGCACTAGGTACTGGGCAACTTGAAGATGTTAAACGAGCATTCTATGTTAAGGTAATGCCCTTTAAGAAACCATTTCATCTTCACATTCTAGGGGTAGGCGCACTGCGTCGTATGCTTCCCTATATGGTTTTTAGTCAGACTGGAATGTATGAGAACATTGAAATCTCTTATGATTCTACAACACATTCAATGTCATTAGATAATGGATTGTTTTATTTCTCGTATAGTAAAAAAACACGACATGGTTATGGCGGCTCATCTGTAAAAATGGGCAGAGAATATTCTAACATCTATAGAACAGTTGTAGATGAAATCAATAGTGTTTGTGGTACCGAATATACTCCAGAAGAATATCATAAATTAATGAACATTGCTGTAGGTAAGTATCTTGAAAATGGCGGCAAGTTTATTGACATTATGAAAGCACGTCTTTGTTTCATATTGACAAATGTGCATAATTTCACACTTGATGTTACAACCCTATTAGAATCTAAAGACGAGTTACTTAGATTTTGTAGAGATAAGGGTTGCGAAAATGAGTATGCTACATTGTTTGAAGTTAAAGATATTGGAGACTTTTCTCATTGGGAAAAGCACGTTGGTAAATATATGGAATCTGAATCTGTAAGCCATCAGCCTCGGATGTCATTAGAAAATTTATTTGCATAAGGATTATATTATGAATACTAGTATTGTTAAAAAGAGTAGTTTTATTTGGGTTACCTTTCAGAAAGAAGGCATTCATCGTTACCCCGATGCCGCAACAGATCCATCATTGGCAACACGTCGATTTGGAGTCCCAGAAGATCATTGGCTTGATGTAAGTTTTCTTGCAGATCGCCATCGGCATATGTTCCATTTTCGGGTCGAAATGGAAGTATTTCATGACAATCGAGATGTTGAATTTATTCAAGCAAAAAGAATTATGGAGCGCTGGTATAGCGATGGCACATTACAATTGGATTATAAATCATGTGAAATGATGGCAAACGATCTATATGATAAATTAATTGCAAAATGGCCTGGACGTGCTTATGTAATTGAAGTATCAGAAGATGGCGAAAACGGTTGCAGAATTCACTTTGAACAAACACATGGCTAAAATATTTATTGTTGATTTAGAGGCAGTAGACACACGATACACTGAACAATGGAAATATCATGTACCCCAATTACTTAAAAAGACAGCGGATATTGAAGTTATATGCGGACCTACTAATATTCCTAGTGTTACTACCCCTGGTGCTTTCCTTAATTTTGGCGGGACTAATATATACAAATCTAGTCAAGTTGAGCAGATGGGTCGCCTGTTTTGTAGCGGATCCATTAATGCTGGTGATCACTTTCTATTTACTGACGCTTGGCATCCTGGCATTATTAATTTAAAATACATGAGTGAGCTGTTACAGATTCCTGTAACTATTCACGCACTATGGCACGCTGGCAGTTATGATCCTCAAGACTTTTTAGGTCGTCTCATTGGAGATGCTCCTTGGGTGAGACATGCCGAACAAAGTTTCTTTCACGCTATTGACCATAACTATTTTGCTACTGATTTTCATATTGATTTGTTTGCTGAGACATTTAGCGAAACAGTGGATGACGAATGGAAGATCACTATGATTGAACAAGGTAAGATTGTTCGCTCAGGTTGGCCGATGGAATATATGGTTGACACATTAGAAAACTATAATACAACTCCGAAGCGCGAATTAATTTTGTTCCCTCATCGACTTGCACCAGAAAAACAAGTTGAAATTTTCCGAGACTTGGCTAAACATTTACCTCAATATGAGTTTGTTGTTTGTCAAGATACGCAATTAGATAAACATGAATATCACAAACTGCTAGGTCGTGCTAAGATTGTATTTAGTGCAAACCTACAAGAAACATTGGGTATTAGTTGTTACGAAGGTGCCATTGTAGATGCTATTCCTATGGTGCCAGATCGTTTATCCTATACGGAAATGTACAATGATATGTTCAAATATCCTAGTGAATGGACAGAATCATTTGAAGCATACGAAGTGCATCGACAAGACTTATGTTATAAAATTGTTCAATACATGAATAATCACGATCAATATAAGTATCACGTTCGCAAACAAGCATCGTACTTAACGGAAAAATTCTTTTCTGCTAATGTATTGACCGCTATGTTTAAGTAATATATAATATATCACATAGCGGTCTACCGGCATCGTCCCGCTTTATAAATTCCGCCGCCTATGATAACATAGGAGAATAAACATGGCAAAATACATTTCTACAAAAACTTATAATCAGATTGGTCCCGTAGCATATAGACAATGGCGTGCAGATAGTCATTGCAATTTAATTCATGGATATGCACTTTCATTCCATTTAGAATTTGAGTGTGATACATTAGATGCCCGCAATTGGTGTATGGACTTTGGTGGACTAAAACCACTTAAAGGTCTACTTGAAGACTGGTTTGACCACACATTGTTAGTTGCACAGGATGATCCAATGCGAGAACATCTATTGCATCTAGGCACATTAAAATTAGCAAAGATTACAGAAGTTGAAAAGACTGGATGTGAGGGCATTGCCGATTTTCTTTATGAATACATAAACACAATTTTCTTACCTAACTATGGTGAAAAGGATCGTGTATGGTGTTGCAAAGTGCAAGTAAGAGAAACTGATGCTAACATGGCAATGCGTGTAGGACATAGAGAAGATAACGAATTTAAAGATTAATATGAAGATTTGTTTGTTGGGAGATACGCATTTTGGAGTTAGAAATGACTCAAAAGCATTTCATGCGTACTATGAAAAATTTTATACCAATATATTATTTCCGTATCTAAAAGACAACAATATTGATACTGTTGTTCAATTAGGAGATCTATTTGATCGCAGGAAGTATATTAATTTTCATTCGCTTGCAGAATCCCGACGGTATTTCTTTGATCCCATGGAAGCCAATGGTATTAAACTAATTACATTGGTTGGCAATCATGATATATTCTGGAAAGAAAGTCTTAGCGTAAATTCTCCAGATTTATTGTTAAAGGACTATGGTAACATTACTATTTTCCAAGAGCCAGGTATAATAAAATTTGATGGTGTTCAGTTTGATATAATTCCCTGGATTTGCAAAGATAACGAAACAGAAATTGCTGCATTTATGGATGCAAGTTCTTCTGATTATTGTATCGGACATTTTGAAATTTCCGGATTTCAAATGATGCGGGGTATTGATAACCATGAAGGATTTGATCGTAGTTATTTTAAACAGTACAAACACGTATTAAGCGGACATTTTCATACTAAATCTAGTGAGGGAAATATCTCATATCTAGGTACTCCTTACGAATTAACATGGAATGATGAAAGCGATCCAAAAGGATTCTTTATCTTTGATACTGAAGATCATTCTTTAGAGTTTGTACAAAATCCATATACTATTTTTACAAAGTATTATTATAATGATGAAACAACGGATCCTGATACTATTGATGTTAAAACTTTTGAGGCACAACATATAAAAATTGTTGTAGTTAAGAAGAGAGACTTTCACAAGTTTGATAAGTTTATAGAACGTATCTATAAACAAGATCCACTTGAAGTTAAAATTATTGAGGATTTTTCCGAGTTTGAATCTGAGGCATTGGATGATGCTATTGATCTAGAAGATACTATGACATTGCTTACTGGTTATGTTGATAGTATTGAAACAGATGCGGACAAAGAACGATTGAAGACATTGCTTAAGACATTGTATGTCGAAGCACAACACTACGAAGAAGCATGAGTATAAGATTTACAAAAATACGATGGAAAAATTTCTTATCAACCGGCGGCCAATTTACAGAAATAGAATTTGAGGCATCGCCATCTACTTTAATTGTTGGTGAAAACGGTGCCGGCAAAAGTACAATTCTTGATGCTATTTGCTTTGGTCTTTTTAATAAACCATTTCGTAGTATTAATAAACCGCAACTAATGAATACTATCAACGGCAAGAATCTTGCGGTTGAGGTAGAATTTTCTATTGGTAAAAAAGATTATAGAATTGTTCGGGGAATGAAACCGAATGTTTTTGAAATCTATTGCGACGGTGTTATTCTTAATCAAGATGCAGCATCAAGAGATTATCAGAAATACTTAGAAGAAAGCATTCTAAAATTAAATTATAAATCGTTTACTCAGATTGTAATTTTAGGATCCGCTTCTTTTACTCCCTTTATGCAATTATCCCTAGGGTATCGAAGAGAAATTATTGAGGATATTTTAGATATTCAAATATTTTCTGTAATGAATACTGTGCTTAAGGATAAGATAAATTCTTTAAAGGATGCAATTAAAGATTTAGATGGCAAGATTGAAATCGGAAAGCACAAAGTAAAAGTACAACAAGGATACATTCTTCAGTTGGAAGAAGATAAAAAGAAACGTGAAAATGATGTCCAAACTAAGATTGATGAATCAACTGCAGAAATTGCAGCATTGTCTACACAATTAGAAGATCTACAAGATATATATGCAGTGTATGAATTGAGTGTATCTGATTCTGATGAACAAGCAAAAAAGAAAACAGAATTAAATAATCTGTATAAGAATCTTACTGATAGAATTAAAAAAGCTAAAAACGAAATTAATTTTTACGAGGAACACGACAATTGTCCAACCTGTAATCAGAATATTTCCAATGATCTAAAGACAATAACTGTTGAAAAACATACACATAAAATTGAAGAAGTTACATCTGCATTAGATCAAATTAACGAAAAAATTACAGAAGTTGAGACACGTCTTACTGAGATTGAGGATATTAAAAAATCAATGTCAAATGTTCAAGTATCAATTTTGAGAGTAAACAATTCTATGATTGCGTCTCAAAGCTACATTAAAAAATTGATGGCTGATCTAGAACAAAAAGATGACACGCTAACATCATTGACTAATGAGAAAATAAATTTAAAGTCAATGGCAAAAGAAATTGTAGATTTAGTTTCTGATAGATCAAAGATAAATGAGGATAAGTTTTATCACGAAGCAGCTGGTTCTTTATTAAAAGATACGGGCATTAAAACTAAAATTATTAGACAATACTTGCCGGTAATAAATAAGTTAGTAAATAAGTATTTAACAGCAATGGATTTCTTTGTCCACTTTGAACTAGATGAATCATTTAATGAGACAATTAAATCTAGACATAGAGATGAATTTAGTTATGCATCTTTTAGTGAAGGTGAAAAGCAAAGAATTGATTTGGCGCTGTTATTTACATGGCGAACAATTGCAAAGATGAAGAATAGTGCAAGTACCAATCTATTACTATTGGATGAAGTATTTGACTCCTCATTAGATGCAAACGGTACGGATTACGTTATGAATTTGTTGAATACCATAAGTGATGATACAAATGTGTTTGTAATTTCACATAAAGGCGATCAATTGATTGACAAATTTAAATCAGTGATTAAATTTCAAAAGTATCAAAATTTTAGTAGAATAGTAGTATGATTATATTAAGAAAAGACAAATTAACTTTAGTTGAACCTACTGCGGAGGTTATGACAAAAACTCCAAATCTTTTTGATTTTAAGAAGGATGGCAAAAGTGCTACTAATGTTTCAAATGTTCTATTTGAAAGAATGAAACAATTGGGAGGCGTTGGTCTAAGTGCTAACCAAGTAGGACTTGATATGCGAGTATTTGTAATGGGTTTAGGTGATACAAAAATTGCAATATTCAATCCAGAAATTGTTGAATACAATGTTAAAGAAGAAAATTATAACGAAGGTTGTTTATCATATCCAGGTATAATGCTAAATATTAAACGCCCAACAACCGTTAAAGTTAAATATCAAAATGAAAAAGGCGAAGTTGTTGAGAATGAATTCAAAGGACTAACAGCTAGAATTTTCCAACATGAATTTGATCATATGAATGGAACAGATTTTACACACCGAGTTTCTAAATTTAAATTAGATTTTGCAAAAAAGAAATTTGAAAATAAACGTAAAAAGATAATTAAAAAGTACGCAGTTAAAACAATGGTAGAGGCACTAAATGAGCACAAAGATTCCAACTGAATATACTGAAATATTTGATTTTGGGTTTACTGCTGTAGATTCGGAAGAATCCATAGTTGAAAAACCTGTACAAGTAGCTGCTCCTGTTGTAGATACCTCGGGTATTGAAAATAAAATTGCTGCACTTTTAAATAAGGTTGATAATTTGGAAGAACTTGTAAAAGCTGGTTCTGGTGCAAATTTTGATACCGATGCATATCGACAATTAATTGAAAAAGATGTTGCTGAAAAATTAAGCAAAGTTGAAGCCTTAATCATGCCCCTTTTGGCAAATCTTTTGAAGAATCCCGATAAAGATTTTATCAAATGGCCGAACAGAAAACCCATTATAGAAGCTCAAATATCTAAAATTTTGGCTATCACACGTCCGCCCGCGGCGTAAAAAGTGCTTGACTTCTTTACTAAAAGGTGTTATAATATAGCATCAGTAAGGAAAAAACCATGTCACTAGCAAACTCAAAATCTATTCTTGCAAAGCTGCTTGCACAAGAAAACATCTCTGTGCAACATAAGAAAACTTCTACCGCATACTTTGATCCTAAGAACCGAATTCTTGTTCTTCCTATTTGGAAAGAAATGAGCGGTGATATATATGACCTTCTTGTTGGGCATGAAGTAGGGCATGCTTGGGAAACTCCTCCCGATGGTTGGCACGACGCGGTGCGTGGCCATACTCCAGGATTCAAATCTTATCTTAACGTAATCGAAGATGCCCGCATCGAGAAATGTATTAAAATTCGATACCCTGGTCTACGTTCATCTTTTTATAAAGCATATAAAGATTTAGTTGAAAAAGATTTCTTCGGTATCAACGATATTGATGTAAATACTCTGCCATTCATTGATCGTATCAATCTGCATTTTAAGGTAGGTCCTTTTATGGCTGTACCTTTTTCAGATGAGGAACAGGTTTACATCAAACGAATTGACTCTCTAAAATCTTGGGACGAGGTTCTAACTATTGCAAAAGAATTGTATAACAATCAAAAGGCAATAAATGAGGATGAGGTAAAATTAGAACAACGTAAAAAACTTAGAATCACCGGCGACATCGAAGATCTCGATGGAGAATTCTCTGATGACTTTGATATTGAATTTGATTCTGATTCTGATGATTTTGGCGATGATGACCAAGACGGCGAAGACGGTGAGACAGGCGAATCTCGAGCAAAAAATAAAAATGCCGGTAAGAACGATCCAAGTTCTATTACAGATCAAGAATTTCGCAGTCGTGAAGCAGATTTGTTATCGAATGATGTTCGCCCATATAAGTATTTCAATTTACCAAATGTAAAAATTGAGGATGTAATTATTCCTCACGATTACCTATATAAGAATACTAATTGGGAATCGCTCGATAATAATGACCGGCACAAAGATGCAAATACTCTCCTTGCAAACTACAAACAAACTAATGGCAAGTTTATTCAATATCTTGTTAAAGAGTTTGAACTAAAACGAAACGCAGCTCAATTTGCTCGAGCAAAAGTTTCTAAAACTGGAGAATTAAATCTAGATAAAATTTTTAGTTACAAATATAATGAAGATCTTTTTAAACGTGTTACTAAAATTCCAGGTGGTAAGAATCATGGAATGATAATGTTTATAGATTGGTCAGGTTCAATGACCGACAATATTACTCAAACAATTGAACAGACGCTAGTGCTTGCAGATTTTTGCAAAAAAGTAAATATTCCTTTCCGAGTATTTTCTTTTACAGATTCATCAGGCGGAGTCGTTGAATCATTTATTAAGAATAAGTATGGTCTTCCTGGATATCTTGCAGGTAAACATCATGCAACTTTTTCAAAGAATCCATTAGATTTGGCAATAAATGGTTACGCTTATAAAAGTTTTGAATTGTTATCCAATAGTATGACAACTGCTCAATATAATTTTGCGCAGAAAAAATTATTACAATTTGGTGCAATTTATACTAATTCTCGGTATATAAGATATGCTGATATCCCAGCTGGATGGGAGCTAAATTCGACTCCTTTAAATGAAGCGGTTATATTTGCAAATCATTTTATACCCGTGTTTAAAGAAATGTATAAATTGGATATTGTTAATACTATTTTCCTTACAGACGGAGAAGGTAATTATTTGAATCAAATAGTTACTCCCGAAGGTACACAAAGAGATGCAAATTCATATTATGGATTAGGTTATCGAATATCTTCAAATATTGTAGTAACTGATCCAAAAACAAAAATATCAGGATACGCTGCACCTGGTCAACCTGTTACCGCAGCTCTTCTAGATTTGCTCAAAAAACGTACAGACACAAATCTTGTAGGATATTATATTATGAGCAGATCTTCAAGAGGAGTTGTGCAAAGAATTTTGGATACAAGTGGGCTGCAAAATAAAGAAGATTCTACAAATATTATTGGCAAAATTCGAAAAGACAAATTTTATTCTTTATCAACATATGCATATGATAAGTATTTTTTGGTTGTTTCGGATGATCTAGTTATTGAAGATGGAGAAATGGTAGTGACCAGCGATACATCGAAAAAAGATCTTATGAAGGCTTTTATTAAGAATCGTAAATCTAAATTGATGAATCGGATACTTTTGAACAAATTTATTGAAGAAATCGCTTGACACGATCTTCAAAAGATGTTATAATTATTTTGTGAAATCCCTATCCCTATCCCTATCCCCATCCCCATCCCCATCCCCATCCCCATCCCCAGGACTATATTATGAAAACCGATATTGATAAAAAACAACTTATTACAGATCTAGTAACTAATTTTGGTAAGACGGCATCGCGAAAAGCTGTCATTGCTTATCTTGAACAAAAAGGAATTAAAACTCCTTTTTGGTTGATTAATGGTGCTAAATACCGAGCAAGTCGCGGTGTATTAAATCTAGATGTATCAGATAACGATATCCCTAAAACTACTACAAATACGAATATTATGAAAGAAGAAATGCCCGCATTGCATGCACAAGTTGTTCCCCTTCGGCAAAAGCGATTGGTTACAGAAGTGGAAAATCTAGTACCTATTAAAGATGACAATTATGTTCCTTTCGGATTTTTCCGAGATCTAGAATCCATCCTTAAATCTAAAGTGTTTTATCCTGTTTTCATTACTGGTCTAACTGGTAATGGTAAAACAACTATGGTTGAACAAGTTTGTTCTAAACTAAAACGAGAGTGTGTCCGGGTTAATGTTTCTATTGAAACAGATGAGGATGATCTTGTTGGTGGATCTACATTGATTGACGGTAACGTAACTTTCCGTGAAGGTCCAGTTATTCTCGCAATGCGACGTGGAGCAGTTTTGTTAATTGACGAAATTGATCGTGGTAGTAATAAACTAATGTGTATTCAAGGTATTCTTGAAGGCAAGCCATATTTCAATAAAAAGAATGGCGACGTAATTTATCCTGCACCTGGTTTTACAGTTGTTGCTACAGCAAATACTAAAGGTCAAGGCTCTGATAGCGGCAAGTATATTGCAGCACAAATTCTTGATGAGGCATTCCTTGAGCGTTTCCCTATTACTGTTGAACAAGAATATCCTAATGCTAAAATCGAGCATAAGATTATTATCAACAACATGAAAGAGTTGGGATGTGAAGATGCCGATTTTGCAGACAAGTTGGTTACTTGGGCTGAAGTTATTCGTAAGACATATCTTGAAGATGCGATTGATGAACTGATTTCTACCCGACGTCTTGTTCACATTGTAAAAGCATTCTCAATGTTTAAAGATCGTCAAAAGGCAATTGAGCTTTGTATCAATCGCTTTGATGGAGACACGAAGAATTCTTTTATGGATCTCTATAAGAAAATGGAAGCACCTAAAGAAGAAGAAAAAGTAGATGAGCAAAAAATTGTTCCTATTACTCCTCCCGAAGATGAAATTCCATTCTAAGAATTTTTAATTTAACCAAAGGGCGCTTATGCGCCCTTTTACCTATTTTAGACTTATAAATATTTAAGTCGTTATTAATTCATTATAAGGTTTGAAATGAAAAAAGCATTGATTACAGGAATCACAGGACAAGATGGTTCCTATCTAGCAGAACTTCTATTGGAAAAAGGATACGAAGTTCATGGTATTATTAGGCGTAGTTCTTCGATTAATACTTCTAGAATTGACCATATATTCAATCATCCAAATTTAGAATTACATTATGGAGATGTAACTGATTCATTGTCATTAATGAATGTTCTAAAAAAACATTCTCCAGATGAAATCTATAATTTAGCTGCCCAAAGTCATGTTAAAGTTTCTTTTGAAACTCCTGAATACACAGGTATGGTTGATGCAATGGGTACGTTAAAAATATTGGAATCTGTAAGATTGCTTAATCTAGATAAAAAGACAAAAATTTATCAAGCATCTACTTCTGAACTATTTGGATTGGTTCAAGAAATCCCGCAAAAAGAAACAACTCCGTTCTATCCTAGATCCCCATACGGTGTTGCAAAAATGTATGCTTATTGGATTGTAAAAAATTACAGAGAGTCGTATAATATGTTTGCTTGCTCGGGCATACTATTTAATCACGAATCTCCTCGCCGAGGACATAATTTTGTAACTAAGAAAATTGTAAATGCTTTAAAGGCAATTAGTGAAGGTAAACAAGAGTGTTTGTATCTTGGCAATCTAAATGCTATGCGAGATTGGGGACATGCTAAAGATTATGTCAACGCAATGTGGCTAATGTTGCAACAAGATGTTCCTGACGATTTTGTTATTGCTACAGGTGAACAATATTCAGTAAAAGAATTCGTTGAAAAATGTGCTCCATTTTTTGGATTAAAAATTCGTTGGGAGGGCGATGGTCTAAACGAAGTAGGTATT